CCATGAGCCTTATAGCCATCTTTATGGGCTATTTCCTGTTTGCCATGATGTCAGCGTATGGCTACAACGCAAATGAAAGCTATGTAACCTTGTTGGGCAATTGGGGAATGTTGATCATGGGCGCTTATTTTGGCGGTCGCACAATTGAAAAACTTGCTGATATGCGAGGTAAAAAATGAGCCTAAGCACTGAACAAGCCGCTTTTCTTTTGGATGCTTGCAAACTGATCCAGTACGCCACAGAACAGGGTTTTATGGTCACTGGTGGTGAACTATCCCGCACACCAGAACAACAGGCTATTTACGTCAAAACAGGTCGTTCTAAGACCATGAAATCTATACACCTAAAACGCTGTGCCATTGACCTAAACTTTTTTAAAGATGGCAAGATCATTTGGGACAAGGCCACCATTGCGCCATTGGGTGTGTATTGGGAATCTTTAAATGTCAAAAATCGTTGGGGCGGTAATTTTTCCAATTTGGTGGATTGCCCGCATTTTGAGCGTAATGTTTAATCAGCAAAAAAGTGCAGTAAGGCAACGACAACGCCAATGCCAACGATTGCGCCAATGAACATAACTGCAATGGTAATGATTACTTCTTCCATCGGTCGCATATCTCCTGTACGGTTTTGGTTTTTTTAGGTTTTTGGCATAGCTCGCTGATTGACTTTTCTTTTGACTTGCGTTGCATTTGGTAGACATTGAGGGGCGCTGGTGGTAACAAGTTATAACCGCCAAAGCCCATCATTGACAAGCACAAAATAACGCGGCTAATCATGTTCGTTTATTGAATAAAACCAATCATCTCCAGCCGTCCACTTGCGTGTGCCATCAACTGAATAAATGGTTTTTGCTGCTTGGAAATCAGGGAACTTGGCTTGATGGATCAGGCTTTGGTCATACCACAGGCATCGGTTGTTGGGCTGTGCGGCAAACTGTCCCGATTCCAACTTGATAAAATTAAAAGATTTGTGTTCCTCGGCGGTCTCGGTAAAGCCGGTGTCAACGTCCATACCATCAGCGCAAAAGTCCGCAGTGAACATATATGTCCCAAAGTGCCATTGCTTATCCTTGCCCAAAAACTTAACGCCAAGGTTACGCAAGCCAATCTTTTCGACAATGGTAAACCTGTAACCCATGCAATCCCACAATTGCAGAATGTCCACAGGTAGGTCACTAGCGCCCTCTTTCCACACATAGGCGTGGATGGGTAATTTATCGTACAAAGCGCCGTATTCGGTCAGTAGCGACTCAATCCTAAACACTTGGCCTCTAATGGCTTTAAGGCTAACCCACACGCAAGGCACAAGCTCGCCATGCCCTTTGGTGTGGTTGTATAGAAACTCAGCCTTGATAAAGCACTGTAAAGGCGGTAGTGATGCAACAAGATAGCTCATAGCAACTCCCGCTGTACAGGCACAAAACGCCATTCACGTTCTGCCCTGCCAGACTTTGACTTGGTGGTTTTGCCGGTCAACTCAACCATGCCAAGCCTAGCCATTTCAGGTAACCGCCTGGCTACTTGATTACCATCCAAGCCGGTCAACTCTGCAATGCCGTCCTTGCCCCGAGCGCCAAAGCGTTGGAGACAATCCACAATCTGGTCAAAGTGCTGACTTGCAAAGGTGGCTTGGTCGGCTGCGGCGTGACTGGTTTCTGGGTCAAGTGACCGTGCGCGCTTAAAAAGGTATGTCATCTCTAGCTCCTGTATTTGTTTTTTCCTCCAAGTCATAGCAATTTGCCCATCCTGTCCAGCCACCATCTGCCAAAGGTATGGTGTCTAACTTAATTTTAAAATTTTCACCATCCTCAAACAAACTGCCAATGGTCTGGTAACGTTTCTTTTCTTGACCGTCTTTGTTGGTGTATGTGCCGGTAATGACAACGATGTTTTTGATTTTTCTCATGGCAAACTTTCTAATTGTTGGATTTTTAGGTCTACATCACCCAAAAATTGGATGACTGAATTCTCAAGCAAATTAACCATTTCGAGGTCATAGTTAATGCGTTTGATGAATAGCTGGTGTCTTTCTGGCAAGCGTGGATCAAAACTTACAAAATCGCACCAAGGGCGGTCGGCAGAACACATTTGCCACATCATTTGCGTTATGTATTTGGCTGGCACAGTTTGACTTAACAGCGTGTCAATGTGGGTTGCGGTGTTTGGGCATTTGATCTCCACCATGCCCTCAGCAGCCAAACCGTCAGGAGATGCACCAGACATGGCAATTCGAGGGTGGTCGATAAACCCCACTTCAGTAACCAACAAATCCATCCTAGCCTCATAAGCACTGCGAGCATAAATTTCTTGCTCAACACCCCACTGCATAGCTGAATTGCTGTAAGACTCGGCAGGCTTGCCGGTCATGCGTTCACAGACAAGCTGGGCAAGGTAGTTATCCCTGCTAGTGCTGTAACCTGTTTTGGTTTTAGCAATAATGTCTGCCACACGGCTTGCGGTGACCTTGCCGCATCGGGCGGCAAACCATTCTTCTGTGCGTTGTTCCATTATTTGCTCTCCAACATGGCTTTTTTAGCGTCCTTTTTGGCAATGACCTTAGATTGCCATGCCTGTTCGCCGTTTGTGGCCTTATATGCAGCTTTATAGGCTTCCTGTAACTCTTTGAGGGTGATGACTTCATCCATTGCCGCCATCAGGTCAAGAATTTGGTTTTCATTGACCGTGGATTTAATTTCGGTCTTGCGGGCGGCTTGGTTGCCATCATCATCCTCGGGCGCAATACCGCAAGCAGCCATCAAGCTGTAGCGTCTGGCATAGGTCAGGGCAGAGCCGTAACCCTGTGGGTCTTGTTTGCTGGCTGGCACATGAAGAATGCCGCATTCCAACATTTCGCCTGATTCGTGGATAAACATGGTTTCCACCATTACGCCGTTTTCGCAGTCATAGCATTTTTGGATCAGGGCTATGCCGTTGTCGTTTAAGCCGGTAATGACGGCCTCCACGCAAGCAGCCAAGTCAGCATAACGCGACTTGAAATGCGGGTTTGTGGAAGATTTGAGAGCTGGGCCAAAAGCTTTTTGTGCTTTGACTAAAGCTGTTGCAATTTGTTTCATGTTGTCTCCTTAGTGAAATTTTGGGCCACAGGTCACATCTACGATGGTTTCTGCGGTGTAACCGTTAATCTTGCGTTTACCAAACACGGTAATGGCTCTGAGGTTTGATGTTTCGCATTGTTTAATTGCGTCTATCACTTCACTTCTGCCCATTGATTGAATTTTCTTATCCATGATTAGCTCTTGTTCGGTAAGTTTTGTTTCGGTGAAGTGGCTGCAACCCACCAGCGCCAGCAATAAAAATGCGTATTTCATTAAGGTCTCCAAACAAAAAGGTCAAACAAAACTACCACAATAGCGGCTACCGAAACAATCCAAAGAGCAACTTGTGACCAATCGGTGGGTTTTTTGTATTTCTCAATATCAAACATAGTCGTTCCTTTCATAGTGGCTGTGGGGGGCAAATTCGCGCTCTAATTCGGCAATGACTGCTGGCGCAAGCACGTTGTAAAGGTCATGTTGACCAAGGTAGCAGTGCCACAAATTGCCGCTGACAGGGCAAAAGTAGCAGTCAACGATTGAAGCTAAGTCGGCGTATTCAATTGCCAGATGCTCAAGGCCGGTATCGACCATGATTCGGGCATCGTTGTACGGTAGCGTTTCAATGTGTTTCATATTTACTCCTAAAAGACCCTATGCGATTTGCTGGGGCATGGATGTATTGTTAAGCAAACTTAACAGCAAGTCAAGCATATTTGCAATTATTTTCTAGGGACAAACCCTAATGTTGTTAATTTGTTAATCTACCTTTACAATGCCCGCATGACAAAACAGCAATTAACCCAGTTGGCAGGCTCACAGGCTGAGCTTGCGCGACTTTTAAACATAAGCCGGTCGGCGGTCTGCCAGTGGGTTGCTGTTCCTGAGCTGCAATTGCGAAGATTGAAAGATTTGCGACCACAATGGTTTGTGGTGTAACATTGTTTGAAACACGGCTAGGTGGGGGGTAGCTATCCCACCGAAAAGAGAACAGACCCCTCCTGCCGAGGTTTCTTTTTCAGGGTCTTGTAAGGGTCTGAAATGCACTATTACCAATTCAACATTGGTGACTATCTCAGTCACACAAAACATCTTGATTTAATGGAAGATTTGGCCTATCGCCGACTTCTTGACCTTTATTATTTACATGAACGACCGTTGAACAGCGGTATAGCTTCTGTTGCACGGCAGATTGGTATGCGTGACCACGAGACAGAGGTCAAAACTGTGCTTGAGGAGTTTTTTGACTTATCCGATGATGGGTGGATAAACCAACGAGCAGACAAAGAAATTAAGCATTTCCACAGCAAAATTGATCAGGCATCAAGGGCTGGTAAGGCATCTGCTGAACGGAGGATGAGCGCACGTTCAACGGACGTTCAACTAACCAATAACCAAGAACCAATAACCAATAACCAATTAAAACCCTCTTTATGTCCACCTGACGGTGAACTTGACTCAGCAAAAAAGTTACCTGGCTGTGACCACAAGGCAGTCATTGAGCTGTACCACCAGAATCTGCCCACAATGCGGCGGGTGGAGGTTTGGAACGAAACCCGAGCTGGTTACCTACGACAACGATGGCGGGAAGTGGCGGCAGAGTTGGCGCAAGCGCAAGACATCACCGCATCTGATGTGCTTAACTGGTGGGGCGAGTTTTTCCAATCTGTTGGCAAATCCAGATTTTTGACCGGTAGGGTCAACAGCAAGGACGGTCGGGCATTTGTTGCCGACTTGGAATGGATACTCAAACCAAGCAATTTTGCAAAAATCGTGGAGGGGAAATATCATGGCAATAACTAAGTTTACTCAGCAAAAAGACGATTCTTTTGATGACACACTGCGTTTAATGTGTTCTGTCCAAGGTTGTCCAAACCGTTGGTCAGTTAACTCTGATGGCGAAAAACCTAAGTGTTCAAAGCACCAATGGCAAAAAACCGAGAAAAAGACACCCGCCAAAAGTTGGCACGATGTCGGGGAGGAATTTTGAATGAGCTGGCTCTTTTCGCAGGCGCTGGTGGAGGAATACTTGGCGGCAAACTGCTTGGATGGAGAACAGTCTGTGCAGTCGAATGGGAAGCCTATCCAGCAAGCGTACTGTGCGCCCGACAAAATGACGGTCTTCTCCCGCCTTTCCCGATTTGGGATGATGTTCAAACCTTTGACGGCAAACCTTGGCGAGGAATTGTTGATGTCGTATCTGGCGGCTTTCCATGTCAAGACATTTCAATCTCAGGAAGTGGAAATGGACTTGATGGAGAACGATCAGGAATGTGGCGAGAAATGGCAAGGATTATTGGCGAGGTTCGACCCAGATACGCATTTGTGGAGAACAGCCCAATGCTCGTTACTAGAGGACTTGAACGAGTCATTGCAGACCTTACCGCAATGGGGTACGACAGTCGGTGGGGAGTTATATCTGCTGCCGATGTGGGTGCAATGCACAAACGTGAACGAATCTGGATTGTCGCTAAACTCCCCCCCCCCCGCAAAAGTGGCCTACACCAACAACTTACGATGGACAGGGAGGAACAATGCCACATTGGAAACCGATAAGACCATCAGGTCATCCAGCCCAATATCCTTTGAAACAAGCATTGAGGGACTCAACAGGAATACTTGGGAAACCGAACCCGATATTTGTAGAGTGGTTGATGGGATGGCCGCTAAATTGGACAACTCTAATGCCATTAAAGATAGGCTCAAGGCGATTGGAAATGGACAAGTCCCACTATGTGCAGCAACAGCATGGAGAATCCTAAGTGAGCCATGAGCACAGAAAAATTGCAAATTCAATCCTTGACAGACTTAAAGACGGCGAACAATTTAGCCAATCTGTCATTAGAACAGCGCTTAGAGATACAGGAGACCTTGCGGACGATGGAAGCGAGGGATTGGATCAGGCGGTACAAAACGAAAATCAAGGCGGTTGGCAAGAGAGAAGCCTACGTTTGGTGGCAAAGAACGATTGACGATATTGAAAAACGCCAAGGCAAAGATGAAGCTGACGACTTACGCAGGAGAATGAACAATGAGGGCGGCAAAAATTGATGCAAATCAAGAGGCGGTGGTCACGGCGCTACGAACGGCTGGCGCTACGGTTCAGTCTTTGGCTAGTGTTGGCAAGGGTGTACCTGATTTGTTGGTTGGCTATAAAGGCCAAACCCTGCTTATGGAAGTTAAAGACGGTTTTAAAGCGCCGTCTGCGCGACTTTTGACTGAAGACCAGTTACGGTGGCATCATAACTGGAAAGGCGGCGCATTGGCGGTTGTAGACAGCCCTGATGCGGCTTTACGCATGATTGGGGTGATTAAGTGAGAAGCCTTGAGCAAAACCGGTTGATGTGGGCAAACCTTGAGGACATTGCCCAGCAAGTGGTCTGGTACGGTCAAAAGCTACCCAAGGAAGAATGGAAAGATGTGTTAACTGCCGCACTGAAAAAGCAAAAGATTGTGCCAGGCATTGAGGGCGGGTTTGTGGTCATTGGCGCAAGGACAAGCAAAATGAGCGTGGCAGAGATGACAGAGCTGATTGAGCTGTCATCCATGTTTGGCGCACAGCAAGGCGTTAAGTTTCGAGCAATTGAAGAATGAAATGCCCAGAATGCGGGACTTGGACTATCGTAAAAGAAACAAGAACTTCAACAGGAAACACACGGCGGCGGCGTTTAGAGTGCGCCAACGAGCACAGATTTACAACTTTGGAGACAATAATTGTTTCAAAAACACCAATACGTCAGGTCAAAAAAACTTTTAAAGCTGGTAGCGGGTCTTGATTGCCAAGCCTGTGGGTCGGGCAACATGGTGCAAGCGGCGCACACAAATTGGGGTGGTGGCAAGGGTCGGGGCGTAAAGGCTGACGACAATCTGGTGGCTGCACTGTGCCTCAAATGCCATTACGAAATTGACCAAGGCAAAGACATGAGCAAAGAAGAACGGCAAGAAATGTGGGAACAAGCACACATTGCCACCGTAAAAAAACTGTACATTCAAGGACTTTGGCCTGTTGACTTACCTATTCCAGCGTTTACAATTGAGCCGCAGTTGTCTCCTTTGCAGGGGCATTGACCCCTGCTTTTTTTAGGATAACCATGAAAAAAGACGTAGCCGACTTTATTTCCACGCTGTTTCACAGCTCCACGGTGACGCATTTCATGCACCTGAGCACCGATTCATACGCCACACACAAGGCTTTGGGCAAATATTACCCAGCCATTGTCGATTTGGCTGATAGCTACGCAGAGGCGTATTCAGGCTGTTACGAAAAAATCAAGGATTTTCCTGAGAACTTTCACAACGCCAAAGACCCGCAAAAGTACCTTGCCAGCATCAAAACCTACATAGAAAAAAACCGTGATGCTTTGCCAGACGACAGCCATTTGCAAAACATTGTGGATGAAATCGCCGCATTGGTTGACAGCACAATCTATCTATTGTCATTTAAATGATTAGAATATTTGCTGGCTATGACCCTCGGGAGGCTGTTGGCTACCATGTGTTTTGCCAGAGCCTGATTGAGCGCACCAGTGAGCCGGTCGCCATAACACCGTTGTATGGTACACAGCGGGACGGCACAAACGCATTCACTTATCAGCGGTTTCTAGTACCCTACTTCACCAAGTTTACCGGCAAGGCAATATTTTTGGACGCAAGCGATATGCTGATGCTGTCTAACATTGATGACCTTGCCAAGCTGTTTGACCCGACCAAAGCGGTGCAAGTTGTTAAGCACAATTACCTAACCAAGCACCCAAAGAAGTACATTGGCACACCGATGGAAGCGGCGAACAGGGATTACCCTAGAAAAAACTGGTCAAGCCTGATTCTGTGGAATTGTGATCACCTAAGAAACCGAGTGCTAACACCGGATTTTGTGGCTGACCACAGTGGATCAGACTTACACCGTTTTGGTTGGTTGCCCGATTCACTTATCGGTGAGCTGCCGAAAGAATGGAACGTACTGATTGGCGAGCAAGACAACAAGAACGCCAGAATTGCTCACTACACGCTTGGCATACCTGAGTTTGAGCATTACCAAGATTGCGATTTCAGTAAGCAATGGCATAACACCAAGAGCAGAATGCTTAACGGCCTGATCAAAATGAAAGAAGTGGCTAATGTTTGACCTTTTGCAATGGTCAAGGGGCATCGAATTAAAATTACACAATGCGGTTTTTGATAGGTTTCGCAAGCATTCTTTAATTGGCGATCAACCATTTTTTAGCAAACAAACGTTAAGACCCGCCAAAGAATTAGAGCTGGCGCACCCACAGATCAAAGCTGAAGTGCTAAAGATTCTTGAACGATATGAGGAACTGACACCGTTTCAAGTAATGTCGCCAGATCAAGAAAGTTTGTCTAATGATGACCGATGGAAATTCTTTTTTTTAAAGTGCGCCAACATTAAGTTTAAGAAAAACGCCAAAATGATGCCGCAAACAATGGCAGTCATTGACAAATACCCTGAGATTGTTAGTGCATACCTGTCAATTCTTGCGCCGCACAAATCTTTGCCGCCTCATGCTGGGCCGTGGCCTGGCGTACTAAGGGCGCATTTGGGCGTGTTAATTCCAACAGGCAAACAAAAGCCGCACATTATTGTGGATGGGTTTAGGTATGAATGGAAAGAGGGCGAAGTGGTTTACTTTGACGACACCTACGAACATGAGGCGCACAACCCAACAAATGAGATTAGGGTGGTGCTGTTTATGGACGTGCTTAGGCCAATGTCATTCCCCTATAACTGGGTAAATCGGTTTATACTTTCAGTAGCAATCTTGTTCCCATACATTTGGATACCTTATTTCAGACACAAAAAATGGGAAATACAATTCCATAAGGGTAAAAATGCCTGATTACAGTTTGTTAGCCCAAGCCCTAACCCGCCAATCTGGTCTTGCGCCTTACGGCATGAGAAATCTGGAGGAGGGGCAAACCATATCTGAGGGTACGGCAAAAGGCAAAGGCTATTTTGGTGAGATGCCAATGAATCAAGGCGGCGCAATGACCGAGATGTCAAGCGCTTACAACCAAGACGGCAACGTAATTTCAAACCCATTGCTTGTGCCGACCCTGACTAAACAAGAGATTGATTTGCTTGGTATGGGGCTAGAGCCAACGCCAGAGATATACAAAAAAGCACAGGACTATGCCCAGAAACGTATCGGCTCAGGTCAAAGCCCATTTGCATCACCGCAAGAGTTAAGATACCCTGTTCCAACAGAGTAACTAATGCTTTATTATGAATAACGAAACTAAAGTAGTTAAAACTAGAAAGAAAGCCGGTGGACGGGCTGCGGGTGTGCCTAATAAGGTCACAGCACAGGCTAGAGAGGCCATAGCAATGTTTGTGGATGGTAATGCCCACCGACTCACGCAATGGCTTGATGACGTTGCTAATGGCATTCCCGAGGCTGACATAAAACCCAATCCTGCCAAAGCCTTTGAGCTATTCCAATCGGTGGTTGAATACCATGTACCCAAGTTGGCAAGGACAGAAATCACCGGCAAGGATGATGGGCCGGTAGAAATGGTGGTGACATGGGGCGGCGTGAAGTAATCATCCCTTACCACCCAAGGGCGGCTTTTATGCCGTTTCACTTGCGGACAGAAAGATGGTCATGCCTACTTGCCCACCGTAGAGCTGGAAAGACCGTAGCGGCAATCAACGACCTGATCAAACGAGCCATCACCGAAAGCGGTCGGGGCGCACAATATGCCTACATAGCCCCATTCAGAAGCCAAGCCAAGCGGGTGGCATGGGATTACCTCAAGCATTACGCTGCACCAGTAACCAAAGCCACCAACGAAGCCGACCTAATGGTGGAGCTGGTGAACGGTGCAAAGATCATGCTGTTCGGGGCAGACAACGCTGACGCTATGCGGGGCATGGGCTTTAACGGCGTTTATATGGACGAATACGGTGATTTCAGACCAAGCGTATGGGGAAACATCATCAGACCGTGTTTAAGTGATCGGCTTGGCTGGGCTGTATTTGGGGGAACGCCAAAGGGCAAAAACCAGTTTCACGACATTTACAAAGTCAGTCAGGTAGTGCCAGATTGGTTTTTGTTGCGCCTACCGGCATCGGTGTCCAAGCTGTTGCCAGACTCAGAATTACAAGCAGCTCGGTCGCAGTTAAGCCAAGACCAGTACGACCAAGAGTATGAGTGCAGCTTTGATGCCGCCTTGTTGGGGGCGTTTTACGGTCAAGAAATGCGTTTGGCTGATGCTGAGGGCAGAATATGTGAGCTACCGTTTGAGCCAGAAGCGCCGGTCTACACCGCATGGGACTTAGGCTATCGAGACGACACTGCAATTTGGTTTTATCAGGTAGTGCGTGGCGAAATCAGGGTAATGGACTATTACGCTGTAAGTGGCGCAAGCATTGAGGAAATCTGTGATGCGGTCAACGCCAAGGGTTACCGATACACCCGCCACCACCTACCGCATGATGCCAGAGCTAAAACCTTGGCCTCGGGCGGTAAGTCGATTGTCGAGCAATTGGCGGCACATCTGGGTGGCATGAGCAAGCTGGCGATAGTGCCTGAGATTGGCATACAAGACGGCATCCAAGCGGTGCGGATGATTCTGCCCATCTGTTACTTTGACTCCAGATGCGATGAGGGCTTGGAAGCGTTAAGGCAATATCAGCGGGAATATGATGAAGATAAGAAAACTTTTCGTCAAACTCCGCGCCATGATTGGTGCTCACACCCCGCAGATGCGTTTAGAATGCTTGCAGTAGCCTATCGACAAGAGGCAAAAGATCAGACACCGCCCAAGGGCAAGACCCTGCAAACCATCACACTCGATGAGCTGTGGGATTATGAGATGCAACATAAAGAGGAGCGAATATGAGCCAGCCAGTAGCAGAAGTCGGTGGATACAAAAACATCACCAGCACAGGCGCAGTCAGCACAGGCCCTTGCCAGTTGATTGGTTTTTACGTTAACAGCACAAGTTCAGGCACATTGGTGCTTAAAGACGGTGGCTCTAGCGGTACTGTAATGAGTGGCACGATTACGCCTGCGGTTGGGTTTCACCGATTCCCTGCCAATGTGGGAACAAGCCTACACGCAACCATTGGCAGCACATTAGATGTGACGTTCTTCTTTTCTAGCGGTAATTGATCATGTACGAAGAAAACGGCGCATATGAGGGCGAAGACCCAGGCCCGTACTGGCATGACCAGATTGAGACCGCCATCAAGATATTTGACAAGTGGGAGAAGCGCGGCTTAAAGGTTGTCAAGCGGTATCGGGATGAGCGTGATGCCATTGAGATGCCAAGGATGAAGTTCAACATCCTGTGGTCAAACATCCAAGTGCTGTTTCCCGCCCTGTACGGTCGCCAAGCCAAGCCCGAAGTGTCACGCCGGTACATGGATCAAGACCCTGTGGGTCGCCTTGCATCCACAATGCTTGAGCGTGTCATGGAGTACGAGACCACGCAATTCGGTGACTTTGACGCTGCCATGTCTGGCGCGGTGCAAGACAGACTGTTGCCTGGTCGCGGTACGGCATGGATTCGTTACGAGCCTGTAATCGTTAATGACCGACCCGAGGT